GTTCAAGAAAATTTGTGAATATGAATTCAACAAACTTCTCATACGACGAAAAAAGCCATACAATCAGAGACACACGTCCAAACGGTGATCCAATCACAAGAGAATGTTACTACTCACAGGTACCTTATGTAAACTTAGGACTTATGTACGGTCTTAAGCGAAGTGGAGGAAAACTAGGTCTCGACGACCAAGACGATCCACACAACAACATTGGGGTACGAGCCCGAGAACTCATCAAAATCAGTCCTGGGGAATTAAAAGAGAAGATTTTTAAAGTCTTCATCGACAGACATCGCAACCTACTCACAAAAATGAGGCTACCATGGTTTATACCAGAGTGGCTAGGCGGAGTTGGACTCCCAATGATAGGCGAATATCGCCCTTCGGATATAGATCTGCGCTTAGCACATCTAATCCTTATCAATTGGAAGAAGACCCGACCAGTCACACTAGCACACCAAGGGAGTTGGAGGACAAGAAGAATTGCAATGCAAAAGGTGCCGGAACCAGAAATGGTCCCCGCATCCGGAGCAAGAGCAAGTGACTTCGAGTCCCTCATAGGCGCCAAATGTGTCGATTTACTGTTCGATTCAAATATTAGTCTGGAGAAACTGTTTAGCGAAGTAAAGGTTCTAAGAACCGCCAAAGCCATAGCGAAAAACGCTAGGTTATGGAATCCGACAAACAAGAATCTACCCAGTCCAATAAGTATTGATCAATTAATCTTTCATCCTCAGGGAGAAGGTCTAATGGTAACCGACTTAAATCCGGTAAAAGAGTCAAGTCAAGAGAATCGAAGAATTCTTGCTCATCGCAAGGAAACATCGTTGGCTCCTGAAGTGACTCTCGAACTGGAAAGGACGGCAAATTTAGTCCATCTCCATCAGCTGGCAAATAATCTGGACGCGCTTCTGAAATCAAGTAAATAAAGAGATAATACACAGTATCGTCACAATATTCACAATGAAATCTGAGGCACGATCCATTATTCGCTAGCACCTCCACAACCTTCACAGGATTACCTCGATACAAATAGCTTTCGATGCAATTCCTGTGAAGCTCCTTCACTATATCCTCCTCTAATACGTAAACAAAATTGGGGCCATCTTGAATTAAGAATAAATCTCGATCAGCGAACCGATACGATCGATTAATTCTATTAGGCCCGGTTAAACTAATTTGAGACATA